TGGAATATTTTGACCTTATTTCTAAGGAATTACAGGAAAACTCTATTTATAGAGGTAAATCTGTAGCTATTAAGAATGGTGGTTGGGGTATTGAGTATGAAATATTTGAGAACAAACCCTCAGATAAGATATTCTTCAATGAATCTCAGACAATGGTAATCGAAGATTTTGTTATGCCTGACTTACTTGATAAAGGTAAGCGTTGTTATCTATTTACAGGTGACTATGGTACTGGTAAAACAGAAGAAGCTATGAGAATTGGTTCAGTTGCAAATGAAAATGGAATGTCATTCATTTATTTGAAAGACTCTTCGTTGTTAAACGAAGTTATTTTACTTTGTAAGAACTATGACCCATGTGTATTATTCCTAGAAGACCTTGATGAGATTTCATCCGGTGAAAGAGATGGTGACATTAATGTTATCTTAAATACTTTGGACGGTGTTCAGAGTAAAAGAACTGATATTAAGATTATCTTTACAACTAATCATGAAGAGAAAATCAATGTTGCTTTCCGTAGACCAGGAAGAATTGACTTAATTGTTCAATTTGAATATCCAGACAAGCAAGCTCAAATGAAGATTGCTGAGTCGTGGTTAAGAGATATTCCAGGTTTTGACAAAGTTAATCTTGAAGCTGCAGTTGAATTCTTCCCAAATGCTCAAGGTGCAGTAATTGCTGAAATCTCAAAGAGAATTAGAAGACTTTCATTGAAAAATGGTAAAGTAGAAGAGAGATATTTCCAATCTTCAGCAACAAGTATTGAACCTCAGCTGTCTTTAATGCAAGCAGATGCTAAAGTTGATAAGATAACAGTTGGAACAGAGCTTGATAAAAAGCTTGATGAAATCAAGGAAGCTGCACATACTGCAGTTGAAATCCTTGAAAATTAATAAAAAAAGTCGTCCCCGCGATAACATTTACATATTTACATTTACTAATTAATTTTTTAACAAATGGATTCAAAAAACAGAATTAGAAAGAATCAGACTAAAACTCCTGTAAAGGTAGAAAAAGTCTACACTAGTGAGTTTCAAAAAGAAGGGACTAAGTCCGCTCAATTGAGACAAGTAGTGACTAATGATGCTTACTATCCTAGCAAACAAATTGAAAATAGCCACCAGGACAATGTGTTCTCAGTGGAAGATTTTGGATTTGAAGAAAAGCACTTCTCTAACCAAGAAGAGCGTGTAGCATGGATAGATGTACCTCAATCTGCAGGAGTGGATGATGTTGAAGCTAAACTTCCAGAGGAAAGTTGTCTTTACAGAATTCTTAGCAACACACCTATTATCACAGACAGCCAAGACTTTGCTATAAAGTCTGAAGAAGTTGACTTGACTCTAGATACTGTAGCTAACAAACAGGTTATCAGATATGGTAAAGGCCATCCAAAAGAAGGTCAAATCATACTTGATATGAATGGAAAACCTCAATACAGAGCAGTTTTCTTCTCAAAAGAAAACAAAGACGATGTAGATTTAAGAGATGATGATGGTAGTAATCAATATATGTCTCCTAAAATCAGAGCAGAGCTTACAAATGCTGTAGTTGTTGAAGGACAGTCTATTTAACTGTAACATCAGAAAAATAGGGTAAGGGTAACACCTTGCTCTATTTTTTATTAATCTGTACTAAGTTTATGGAACTAACTACACACCAAGGAGAAATTTTATCAGAGATTTTAGATGCTATTCAACAAGGTAGAACTAGAATTGTACTAAAGGGTGCAGCTGGAGTAGGGAAGACATTTTTAGTCAATGAAGTTATTAACAATATTAGGTTAAAAAACTCAAAGTTAGTATATTTAACCACTCCTACGCATAAAGCTTTAGCAGTTCTTAGGGGTAAAGTAAGCCCAAATATTGGGATTAGATATTCAACCATACACTCAGCATTGCATCTCAAGAGAATCATAGATGAGAAGACTGGTGAAATATCATTTAAGCAAAGAAGAGATAGTAAACAAGGAAAACCATTTAATAGATGTGGATTACTGATTATAGACGAAGCTTCAATGCTAAATACAGAGCTCCTTGAACATCTGAAAGAGTGTCACTTTCCAATTTTATTCATAGGGGACCATAAACAACTAAATCCGGTAGGCGAAGAACATTCACCAGTATTTTTTAAAAACTGGCTGACTTTTGAGCTAACAGAGATAATAAGACAAGGGGAAGGAAATCCCATAATTGACCTTAGTAGAAATCTACCCGCTATATTTAACAAGCAGGAGAAACTACATCAATCAGCAGGCTATATCTATACCTATAATAGGGATAAAATAATTGAAAAGCTAGCTGAAGTTAATGGTACAGACCATCTAAAGTATTTAGCATGGACCAATGAAGAAGTGGATATAATGAATTACTCTGTAAGAAATAAGATTTACACTGAGCCCAAGATGATTGAGCAAGGGGAAACCCTCATAATGAATTCCCCATATGGTACTTTCTATACTAACCAAGAGATATTGGTAAGAAGATTAGAAATCATAGAAAAGAAATTCAAGCTTGATTATAAAGAAAATGTTTTACTTAAAGTATATCGTATTAACGGACTAATTTATACAATCCATGAAGACCACCTTAATAAATATCGGAAGTTAACCTGGAGTCTAATTAATAGATGTAGAGCTAAGAAATTACATTGGGTACATTATTATGACTTTATTGAACAATTTGCTGACTTTAAATATAATCATGCACTAACTGTACATAAATCTCAGGGAAGCACTTACAAAGACGTAGTGTTGAACATAAAAGATATTATGAAAAACAGAAACAAACAGGAGAGGGACAGACTTCTCTATACAGGAATGACAAGAGCAAGTAACTTATTAATACTTTATAATGTATGAAATTACAAACTTTATTTGATATAGTAGTAGCACTATCTATAATCATTACAGCAGGACTCTACGCATATCAAGGTAATATAGAAGTAGGAGAACAGTTTATTTTAACAGTTCTAGCACTTATATATATTAAAATACCAAGAAAATCATGAAAACAAAATATTATTGGTTCTCATTCTCATTGAATGGGAGAAACCAAGGAGTATGTTGCACTGAAGCAACAGATGCAGATTCAGGCTTATTAAAAATTACTGAAATGAATCTTGTACCAAAAGCAGACCATATAAGAGGATTTGAGTTGGATGAAAAAGAACTAGAGCTTGACAGGCTTTATACTAAAGAAGAGTTAAAGTCTATCGGATATCAAGGTAAAAAAGAATTATCATGAGTACATGGACACACGTAAATGCATCTATCAGAGTAGATGACATTAGAATGGATAGAGAAGGACATACTATTGATTTAGGTAAAATGGCTCTTTGGGGAGATAGTGAGGAAAAATGGGATGAATGTGATATACCAATGGGTAGTGAAGGAAGTCTGGAGTACAAAGTAACTTCAGACCCTGACAAAAGTTCATTAGCTGCGCATGTCGTAACCATATGGGGAGACCTCAGAAGTTATAATGATGTAGAGGAAATATTTAGGTATCTCACTCGAGTCATCAAGGGACAAATCATTAGAAGTGGTATAGCAGAAATAGATGTGAATCACGACCACAAATATCTCTATCAAGTAGAGTATTTAGGAGAGGGAAGTAAATACAGATGGAAACTGATTTCTAAAACAAAATGTAGATTTTCATGAGATATACAGTATTCGACATAGAGGGTAATAGTCTAAATCCTACAGTAATACATTGCTTATCCTATCAAGTGATAGAGAATGGCAAACCTACTACTGCAGGAACTCTTACTGACTATGACCAAATGAGAGACTTCTTTAAGTCTTCCGGAATACTTGTAGGACATAATATTATAAGATGGGATATTCCTCATTTAGAGAGATTACTCAGAATGAGGATATCTAACATCTTAATGGACACACTCGCAATAAGCTGGTATCTATTTCCAGAAAGAAAAGCACATGGGTTAGAGTCTTGGGGAGAAGACCTAGATATACCTAAACCTGAAATAGAAGACTGGGAAAATCAGAGCCTACGAGATTACATTCATAGGTGTGAGATGGATGTAAAGATAAACACTAAGCTGTTCTTAATACAGCTGAGTTACTTAAACGAGCTATATGAAGGGAGTACTGCACAAGTATTCTCAATAATAAAATATCTTAGCTTTAAATTAGATTGTGCAAAAGAACAAGAAGCAGTGAGATGGAAACTGGACATTCCAAAATGTCAAAATAAATTGGAATGGTTTACAGAAGAACTTACAAAAAAGGAAAGATTACTTGTAGAAGCTATGCCTGAAAAGGTAAACTACAAAGAAGTAAGACCCCCTAAAAAAATGAGAACCAAAGATGGTTCACTCTCTAAAAGAGGAGAGAATTGGTTTTCAATTCTTAATGAATTAGGCCTTGAAGAAACATTTCAAGGAAAATTACAGATAGAAAAATCAAGGGAACCAGGAAATCCCCATTCAACCATTCAATTAAAGAAATGGTTAACTAGTCTAGGTTGGGAACCCAAGACTTTTAAATATAACAAGGACAAGGAAACAGGTAAAATAAATAGAGTGCCACAAATATCATTACCCTTTGGACAGGGTGTATGTCCCAGTGTGCAAAAACTCTATGAAAAAGAACCCTCGTTAGAAAATATAGAAGGATTTTTTGTACTTCAACACAGAATAGGAATCTTAAAAGGATTCCTAAGAGATATTAGCGAAGATGGTTATCTTATGGCTGAAATAGCCGGACTAACTAATACTCTTAGATTTAAGCACACTACTATAGTCAATCTACCAGGTTACACTGGTAAGGGAGACTGGAAAGATGGAGAGCATATACGTGGATGTCTCACCATTCCAGAAGGGCATACATTATGTGGTTCAGATATGGCTTCTTTAGAAGACAGAACTAAACAACATTATATGTACTTCTTTGACCCAGAATATGTCCAAGAAATGACAAAACCAGGGTTTGACCCACACCTAGACTTAGCAGGTTTCGCACACAAGTTGACTGGTGGCGAAATTGGCATGTCTGAAGAAGATATAAAGTGGTTTAAACATGGATATCATGATGAAGATAAGACAAGATATCAAATACTCAAAGGTATTAGAGGAGACTTCAAGACTGTAAATTATGCAGCCGTGTATGGCTCAGGTGCTCCTACAATGAGTAGAACATCTGGCATGAGTCTTAAAAGATGTAGAGTGTTATTAGACGCTTATTGGGAAAAGAACTGGGCAGTAAAAAGAGTAGCAAAGTCACTTAAGATAAAGGTCGTAAGAGGCCAAATGTGGCTATTAAATCCAGTATCTCAGTTTTGGTATTCACTCAGATATGAAAAGGATAAATTCTCAACCTTGAACCAAGGTACAGGAGTTTATTGTTTTGATAATTGGGTGAGAGAAGCTAGAGATGCAGGTCTGAAAATGTGCGGACAATTTCATGACGAGATTGTTGCACCAATACAAATAGGAAAAGAAGAATTAACAAGAAAGATACTACTAAAGGCTATTGACAATGTAAATAAAAGGTTAAACCTTAATAGAAAATTATCAATAGACATTCAATTCGGAAGCAACTATGCAGAAGTACATTGATACCTTCAGTAATTTCAGTTTAGGGCCCTATGTAGCAATTGATGGTAGTCCTATATCTTTATCAAAACATATAGATGATATATTAGATAAAGGATATGTACCATTAGCACTCATAACAGACCCAGAACATGAAGTCTTTGAAGGTTTCAAAGACAGAAAAGATTTCGATGCAAAAGCAATTTTCATAACAATAAAATATAACGAATCTTATGAATAAAGACCAAGTAAAGAATAGAATACAGGCAGAAATTCTATCTTTAGTCAAAAAAGAAAAAAGAGCAATAGTCGTAGCAGCCACAGGCATAGGTAAGAGTAAAGTAGCAGTAGATTACGCTAAGGATATTGTAAAGAATAAACCTAATGCAAAAATACTTATTATCGTACCTACTGAAAAATTAAGGGATGAAAATTGGCTCGAAGAATTCGAGAAATGGAAAGCCAAAACTATTTGGACAAGAAATGTAGAAAGAACATGCTACGTCTCAGCAAATAAAATTCAAAAGAAAGAGTATGACTTAGTAATACTGGATGAAATCCATAATATTACAGAAAATAACTCAGAATTCTTTGATAATAATAAAGCACCAATATGTGTTGGCTTAACAGCAACGCTACCTAAAGACGAGGAAAAAAAGTATATATTGTACAGGCTAGGTTTTAAAGTTGTATATGAATTACCATTAGATATAGCTGTAGAGCTAGAGCTTGTATCTCCATATGAGATAACAGTTGTAGAAGTACAGTTAGATAATAAGATAAAGTACATAAAATCAGGAAGCAAGGAAAAACCATTTTATCAAACAGAAAGAAAGAAATATGATTATATGTCTTCTGTTATTAAAAGATTAATGTTTTCTAATTCAGTACAATCTAGAAAGACTTTAAAATTTAGAATATTAGACAGAATGAGACTTATTTATAATCTGAGGACTAAGACTAAAGCAGCAGAATATCTGCTGGAGAATATTATTCCAAAGGATGAAAGAACTCTCATATTCTGTGGTAGCATTGACCAAGCAGAGACTTTGAATGAACATTCATTTCATTCAAAGAAAAAGAACAGTGAAGACTTTGATAACTTCAAAGCTAAAAAAATAAACAGACTGTCTTGTGTGAATGCTTTAAATGAAGGACATAACATACCAGATGTAGATAACGGACTTATTGTACAACTTAACTCTAAAGAACTAAACTTAGTTCAGAGAGTAGGAAGGATAGTAAGATACCGTCATGGTCACAGAGCCAAAATCTATATTGTATGTGCAGTAGACTCACAGGATGAAGCCTGGGTAAATAAAGCTTTAGAAGGTTTTGATAAGTCAAGTATTAATTACATCAGATTTAAAAACCTGTAAAAACAAAGCTGTAGATGACAAAACTAGTGTCAATAAATACAGAGATAATTAAAGCTCTTCGTCAATATAGAATAAATATTGACGAAGCGAAGCTATACCTATTAGGTATATATTTCGATGTTGATACACAGTATATAAATGAAAAAACAAGAAAACAAGTAAACGCCCTAAATATACTTGAAAGGGATTATTCCACCAATGAGAATAAGATAAGGTGGAGAGTTCCTTTATTTAACGAAGAAAAAAGTGACGCATTTGATTGGATAGACCAATGGATGGATAGATTTAAAAGAATCAACCCTCACAGAAGAGGGACAAGAACTTCAGTGATGAGTAGAATGAAGAAATTCTTCTCTGCACATCCAGAAGTGAGGGTTGAAGATGTATTTAAAGCTACTGAAGAATACTTTAAAACAGTACAAGACCCTCAGTATCTTAAATCATCTCATAAATTTATCTATGAAGGGTCAGGATTCAATCTACACAGCATGCTTGAACAGTATGTAATTTTAGTTAGAGAATCTAACAAAAGTGATGGAAGGTCTTCTAAAATGAGAGGATAATGAACTTAGTAGAGACATTTAAGAAAGGATTAAAAGGGTTGAACTTTGGGCTACCTACAGGTTTATCTGAAATAGATAAGGCAATAGGTGGAGTACAAAAGTCAGCTATTTACGGAATAGCAGCAGGTCCAAAAGTAGGTAAAACTACTTTTACAGACTACTCATTCATAATACAGCCCTTTTTATATTATCTCTCAGAGATGGAAAGGGGGAATCCTAATAATCTTAAAATAGAATGGATTTACTTCTCATTTGAAATTAATAGAGTGAGAAAAGAATTTAAGTTCATTACTTTCTTTATGTATCATGATTATGGGGTAACCCAATTTGAGCATAAAGACCAAGTCTATCCATTAGACTCAAATTACCTTGAAGGTAAAAAGAAAGACAATGATGACGAAATTATTATCCCGTCTGAAGAACACCAAAGAATGGTATATGAAATTTATGAAAAAAGAATCATACCGTTATTTGGAGAGTTTGATGCTAAGGGCAAGCAGATAAAGGAAGGTATGATACTTTTTGTAGAGAACAAAGAGAATCCTACCGGGATAAGAAACTACATTGGAGAGTATACAACTAAACACGGTACATGGGTTAAATCAAAATATAAAGTTCTATCAGGAACAGATGATGACGGAACACCTTTGTATGAACTAAAAGAAAAAAGAGAATCTTGGATACCAAATGAACCTAATAAGTTCACTATTATAGTTACGGACCATCTAAGAAAATTACCACCAGAAAGAGGATTTAATAAGAAGCTAACCATTGATAAGATGGTAGAGTATCAAGTTGAATTCAGAAACTGGTGTGGATTTACATTTGTCGATATAATACACCTAAATAGGAGTATGAGTGATGTTAGCAGATTAAAATACAATGCTGAATTTTTATATCCAACAGGAGATGATATCAAGGAAACTGGTAATTTATCAGAAGAAGCTGATTATATCTTAACATTAATGAATCCTAATGATGATAAATTTAATATTAATCAACATTTTGGACTCAGGATTAAAACATCAAGCAATGATGAAATTTACCCTAACTACAGGAGTATACATCTTGTAGAAAGTAGGGATACGGAATGCCCTGTACATTTCAGGAGCATAATGAAAGGGAACGTAAACGCATTTGAACAATTAGTAGAGCAGCAAGGATACGGAAATTATTAACAATTTAAAGAAAGAAGTATTAAATGTCAAACGCAATTGCAGTCGTAGCAGATACCGGCTTTGGAAAATCAACTTCCATAGGTAACATACCCGAGTTAGGTATCGAAGGACTGAAACCTGAAGAAACGTTTATTATAAGCGTTAAAGGAAAGCCACTCCCATTTAGAGGGTGGAGAAAACAATACATCCCTGTAAATTTGGAAAATGATAAACCACCTGCAGAAGGTAATTATCTGGCAACCACTCATGCAGAGACTATTGTTAGAGTCCTAAACTACATAAGTCTAAATAGAAAAGATATTAAAAATGTAGTATTAGATGACTTTCAATACATTATGAGCGAAGAGTTCATGGCAAAAGCACTCAAATCTGGTTTTGACAAGTTTAATAAACTTGCCAAAAACGCCTATGATGTATTAAATGCCGGTATTAAAATGAGAGAAGATATAAATTTCATAGTCTTAACTCATTCTGATACCAAAGAAACCAGTTTTGAGACCACCTATAAAATGAAAACTATAGGTAATATGTTGGACAATAAGGTTACACTTGAAGGTTTATTTACAGTATTACTGTATATGAAACAAAAGTGGAACGATAAGGATAAAAAAGTAGAAAAGTATTTTGTAACCAACTTTGATGGTCAATATCCAGCTAAAACCCCAGTTGGAATGTTTAAGGATATTTATATTCTTAATGACCTGGGTAGAGTAATAGAGGATGTCCATGCCTATTATCATGGAACAAATTAATTTTTAACTTTTTAAATAAAAACAGACATGTCAGAAACAACAAACAGAATAACTTTGACTGTATCTGCAGTATTAAAAGACCTAGATGAAGGTCTAACCAGAAAAGAGATTGGGAATAAATACAATCTAAGTGCCAGTGACGTAAAACGCTTATTTGCTCATTCAGCGTTAAAAGGCAAGAAGCCCCGAAAACTACCAGGATTCATCTTAGTAGATGATACAACTGAAGCAGGACAAGAGGGTAGTAGTTATGTAGGAGATGTTCCTATTCCAACTACCAGTTCTTCTTCTACCAGCAATGAACCTGCAATCACATTGAGTGACTCTCCTAGTATAACTAGTGTAGATAATTTAAGTGGTTCTACTAGATTAGATTCTAATCCAAATCAACTTGACTTGGAAGAGGAAATTAATAAGATAGAGGAGAGTGAAGGACAGTCTTTATACTAAGATGTAACTTCCTGGTTTAAATGTAAACAAAGTTATTAACAAAGTAAAAAAAAAAAACAAATTATGACAGA